GTTAGCTGTGCCATCTATATCAATGTTTCCCGCAACTGTAAGTCCAGCAGCACCAACTAGCTTTAAATCGTCTGCGGATTCATCCCAGAGCATATAAGCCCCGGAAGTGGCCCCGAAAAATTTTACGTCATATCCGGTATCATTCACTCCAACCGTCAGGGTGCTGTACTGAACCACCCCGTCTGCCGATTCATCCCACAACCAGTATTTACCTGATGTGGCCCCGAAAAATTTTACATCATGACCGGTATCATTTACCCCTACCGTAACTTTGCCGCCGATATTGATATCAGCCAGCGCATCAACTACTGCTGCCCCGGCTCCAGCCCCATCGTAATAAACCATGCGGGATTCGCCGGTAGGGATATTCAGTGTGGCCCCGGTTCCCTGTTTGATCGTAATGATTTGTGAGCCACTTGTTGCGTTTTCAATAATCTGAATACGGCTCACCGTATTGGGAGCAATCGTTAAAACTCTGGTTGCGGTCAAAGAACCGCTTGATGTGACCTTGAAATAGAAGGCACGGGCAGGATCAGCGGCCCCGTCAGCAACCGTTGTAGTTGCATCTGCATCACTGCCAAAAGATTCCTGTGTGGCGTAGGATACGGCTTCTCCTATCAACTCCAAATTTGTATTTGTGGATGTTCCCCAAGTACCGGACTCATCTCCAGTTGATATTTCCTTGAGCCTTAAATCATTTACATAAGTCGCCATACTATGCTACCTCTTTCCAATCAGGAGTTTGTCCGTCATCCACTGAACTCCAACTTGGTGTTTGTGAATCAGAAATCGTTGACCAAGAAGGTGTTTGTCCGTCATCCACAATACTCCATACCAAAACACTGGCTGTAGATACTTCAACTTCATTACCTGTAACTTCGACCGCTGCCTTGGCAACCACTGTGACAGAAGCGGTATATGCAGTAGACGCATCACTGGTAACTTCAATCGTGTTATTCGTGACAAGCGAGACTGAGCCGACCGCAGAAGTTGCCACATTCCCGCTTGCAGTGACTGCCGCCTTACCCGTAACAGTAACGCTGGCCGTAGATACGGTTGTCGAGTTTCCTGAAGCAGAGACACCCGCTGCGGCAGTGACAGTGACGGAATTAACAGACGCTGTTGATCCCGGCAATGCCTCTTCTGCGTTACCCCAAGTGCTCTCACCCCAAGCAATATTGCTAGAGTTCCAGCCTTGCCATGCAACTTTTGCGTTAGCCACATTATCTACTCACTACGCGATTCTGATGATGGCATTACTCGCATCTGCTGCGGGAAATGTGATCGTGAAATCGCCTGCCGTTGAAGTCTTGTCGCCACCGAAAGCCAGAACCACCACTGCACGGTTCGCACTACCTGCGGTTGTACTGGAATTATAAATCAATGCCCCGTTAGCTGTAATCGTAGCTGTTGACCATGTGGAGTCCGCGAAATCGGTCAGGGCTGTAGTCCCTGAAGTGGAGGGATCGACATTCGTGAGAGTGTTACCTCCCGCTGAATAATTTGTACCCGAAACTTCATTCGTGGTTGTGTATGCAGTCGTACTGGCACTCATGGTCGAACTCGATGTATAGAGCGCGATCTTGAATGTGTTGCCTGTTCCCGTGGTTGTGGTCGTGCCTCCGCCTGAGCCGTTATGAAAGTTGTGGATGCCCTGCAACAACTCAGACTTAAAACTCGTAGTTACTGCTTGTGTATGTGCCATTAGATTTTCCTCAAAATATCCGCCATGTCCTCATGGCCCTGTTGCGTTAAAATATTATAAAGACTGGTCCTGTCACTCTGGATTGAATCCTTACAGGCTTTCAAAATAACATGATATACCCTTCTCTTAAATGCCTCTGCCTGTTCTTTGACAATTGGGTCAGCACAATCTGCCACTGACACTATTTTTTCTATAGATCGACTTGCTATCTCTTCTGGGGTAAATCCCCTGTACTGAGTTGTTTCTACCTTCACTTCCCCTACTGGAGATTTGATATCAATATCAAGCATCAAGTAACTTGCTGTCTGACTGTACCAGTTCTATAAGAATCCTTTGTATCCCGACCTTCTCCAAGAACCTTCAATCTTGACATACCTTCCTTGAACCTGATTTCATAATTTTTCATTATATCCGGCTCACCCTTCATAAAAGTATAAGCCTCTACCAATGAACCGTATAAAAGAGTATCCGCTGCATTAGTCCCAATCCAGCTTGTTCCGTCTCCAGATGCAGTAATTGAAGTTGGCCTGTACTGGTAATGCAATTCGGTTGTCAGATTGGCATTCGGGGTAGGTCCTAATATAAAAGAATCATTATCAAATAATGAATAATATTTTGGAATTCCAGTAGTACTGCTTACTGGATAGGCTTCCCTGATGAAATTTACTTCCTTAAATTGAAGATACTCATATCCGCTGTTATCAACTGCGAGTGAAAACGGAGCAAGAAAATCAGATGGCGTAGATAAATAAGCATTTCCAGAGGTTGTTGTACCAGTCACATTTTTTCTGAAAAACGGAAGGTATACATTTTTTAATATGCGCTCTTCTGCCTGAACAATAAATTCATCCAGATAGCTATCAAATGTAGTTTCACTATTCTGGGTATAGTCCTGTATGGCAGATTTTAATGTTGTAAATGTCCAAGCCATTAGGTCACCACCTTAACCTTACCAACCTTTCCTGTCATTTTAAGCCCGACAGTACTGGAACCAAATTCTGTTACGCCGCCTCCAACAGGATTAAACGCATAATAACTGGTAGAGGATTTTTCTCCACTATCCGCCCTTGGATTATACAAAGCCTGAGGATCGGTAAATTTTACCTTACCAAGCTGTAACTGAGGATGGTCCTGATCAAAACAAGAAGAGCATACCCTCAATCCATTCCTGACCTGATCCTCTATTTCATACTTGAGTTCCGAAAGTTTATAGGTAAACCCGCACCTGTCACAGAGGCCAAGCGCCCTTTTCCCAGCAGCATATGCCATTTACCTGTAACTCGTATTATCTGGGACAAAACGAACTGTAGACCTGTCCCTGTCTGCATCACTAGCATCACGCCAGAGTTCATTGTATCTCTGCTGTAACATCGGAATCCTGTTCTGCGCCTGAACTGACTTGCAGGCAAGATTATAGGCCAAGGCATAGGTCAGGCATGGAAGGTATCTGGCAGGAACATCAGCATTATTACTTGCGACAGTTCCAGCGTCCTCGATCCTCTGGATGTAGTCATAAACCAGAGTATAGGTCTGAGAGCCGTCTGGTGTAGGCCAAAGAACAATACTCATAGAACTTGTCCCTTTATCCACATAGTACTGGGTAGGCTTGGACTGGGTCAGTTTATTTGCCAGATGGTCGTAGGCTGTTCTTGATATACGGATAAGTGCTTGATCCTGTTGCTTATTTACATCAGCAGCATCTGTCCTTATAAAAGCATCCACCACTTCCATCGCACTACTCTCAAGTGCATACGAACTGGTTCCTTCCACAAGGGTATCTGTGGCCTGTTCTATTGCCCACAAGTTAAGTCCCTTGTTCTGCCACTCAAGAAATACAAGATTCAAAGCCCTTTTGGCACTTTTGAAATCATACCCTGTACGAAGCTCCATCCCACACAGGTCAAAAGCTTCTTCCATGATATCAGCCAAATCAAGATTAAATGTATAAGTTCCGCTCGTTGCCATTTACCGTATATCCCCTAATATTAATATTTTATATTTCAAAATCAGAAGGTTTAGGCTTCCACTTAGGATTGGGTACAGATTCACCATGAACTGTTCCCCTACCAGAGGGCGCAGGATATAAAACCTTTGTTGTTGGAGAAGGATTATCCGAAGACTTTTTAAGTTGTTTAGCAGCTGTGGCTCCCATATATCCTACAGCAGTGGCAATAGGATTTATGGCAATTCCTGCCGCCAATGCTCCTGCTTTACCTGCTGTTTTTGCGTCTTGAGCTAATCTCTGTTTGCCTAATGCTTTTCTGTCTCTATGGGATTTTCTCATAATATCTTTCCACGCGATTTCTGGTTTGCCTTTACGGCCCTAAGCCTTCTCTTTGCGGCTTGCTTGGATGAAGATTTACCTTTTACATTCTTGATCTTCCAGCCACCCTCTACTTTCCTGATAGGGGGCATCTTAATATTTTGGTTTGCGCTTTTTCTCAGCACCTTTAACAACCATCCCTCTGGTGCTGGCTCCTCTACCCCCGCTTAGATTAGAGGCAGGAAGATCATCCTCTACTCTCCTTAGCTTTCCGGGTCCGCCCTTATTATAAGGTGTTCGGTCCCTGAATTTTCCAACGCCTCCCTTGCGGTATCCCCTTCTCTTACTTCTTATGGTTCTCGACATATTTGCACCCCTACTTATTACACGCAATAAAAAACCATACCGACCGCTACAACAGACGGTATGGTTTGATGAACACTTTTCTACCTCTTCTTGGAAGTCTTCTTCTTGGAAGTCTTCTTCTTAGAAGTCTTCTTCTTAGAAGATTTTTTCTTAGAAGACTCTTTCTTCCTTCCACCTACATAGGCTTCATTGACTTCTGGAGTTTCAGGATCATCAGCAATATATTGACCAGAATCATCTCTGGCCCTTTTCGGATCAGACAGTTCAGATAATTTTCTTTTAGCATCATCTAGGTCATCTGGGCCGAAAATAAGCTTATAAATTCCATCCTCACCCTTTTCCAATACATTGTATTGAGGTGGAAACTGACCATTTTCAGCAATAACAAAGTCACTCATAGAGTATCTCCTCAATCTGAATAAACTTTTATCATCTCTAAAATAATCGAATAAGTATCACCAGACGAAGCTCCAGTTGTAGTAAATTGGATATCTCCAGTCTTACCCGATCCTGCATTATTAGGAATACCGCCAAAAGAAGTAAAATCCAAATGTCCGTTACTACTCTCTGCAAGATCAAGCAATAAAACGTCAGAAGTTGCATCAAGTAATAATTTTACAGACATACCAACGATTGCGTGACTTACCCGAAGTACCCTAACTTCTGAGCATGACGTTCCAGAACTGTTCGAAGCAAGTGCGGATACATCTACTTTGGTAACAGCGGATTCGCCACTGCCATCGCTGACATTGGTAAACTTCATCACAGCAATCCTCTCTCCATCATCAATGGTTTGAGAAGTAACAGCATCAGCCATTTTCTGTCTCCCGTCTTAACACATCTAACCTAAATTCATATTAATCAATGAATACTCGGTATCTGCTGATACAGCCATTACATCACCAACTTCTTGTAGTACGTTGTCAGTTGCTGGTGCAACACCGCCTGCTGTACCGCCAGAGCGAACTGCTGCATTACCTACAACCAAAGTGCCTACTGTGAGAAGTGCTGCTGGTCCTTTTATAACTGCCCAACCATAATAGTCTGCTGTCATATCAACGACAGTAGCTCCCATCAACGCACCTGTTTCTGTTGCTGGTGCAACAATTAGGTTGGTATTTGGGTTCTCTATTAGAGATAGTTGTGAGCTAGTTGTTAGTGCAGTCGCTAAATCATCGTAGCAAGTAATCTCAACAGAAGGGTCCTCTGAATGATCGTGTGCTGGATTGGATTTTACTCTAAGGCATTGTCCTTCACCATTCACATCATTTACCCAAAGATAGCCATCTGCATATTGGTTAGCTGTTAAGTCAGTACCCCCAGTTTCAACAGATATTACAGTTTCACCTGCTGCTACTGCTGCTGTTGCTGTCATATTAGAGTGATGAGCAACTACTGCTGCGTGTTGAAGAAGTTTACCAGCAGTTACTGCTGTTCCGCCTATTTCAACATAACGATAAACATTATTACCGTAAACCAGAGTGCTTCCCAGAGGGAAGAGTTGCGAGGAACTTTCTGTGTAGGGATCAACTGTCCCGTACTGGCTCCCCCCTTTACCGACTATAAGGTCAGCAGGCCCATATCCTGTTGCTGCTGCATACTGAATATGTCCACCATCATCAGTATAGACATTACCGTCTTTGTTTATTACAAAACCTTCAGTAACGGCCCCTGTCGTTGAATTGATATCAATGGTTTTGAAACCATTTTCGGAGCGTACTGCTCCTGTGAAAGTTGTATTAGCCATTTCTTTCTCCTGTCTCGGCTAGTGTCTGCCACACGATGTGACAGTCAGGAAAAGGGAAAAGGAACGCCCGAAGGCGTTCCGATTCCTGCTTTCAGTCTACGAAGCTCCCGGCGATCCAAAGATACCAAGTGGATCACTTACTCCAAAAGAGTATCTCTCTCTCGCTTTATACCGGACATTACCGGTATCGAAGTCTCCATCCATATTGGTACTTAGTGCCGACCTCGTGAAATGCTTCATTCCATCAGGAACGTCAGTGATCAGGAAGAAAGCATTTGTATCGGTCAAATAATTATTGACCGCATAGCCCTCTGGAATCACACCATTCGTCTTGATTGCATTCACATCATTATCAGCAGTAGCTACCCGATAAGTACTTTCTAGTAATCGTGTAGCAGCAAACTGAAGATCAGTCGGAATAATAAGTTTCTTCGGCTTTGCAGCAATTTTCAAACCCCTTTCGTCAGTCCACTTAGAGATTTGAATTACAGCATTCTCAAGCGAAGTCTCGTTCAGGTCAGCCGCAGTAGATGGCCTATTGCTATTGGTTCCACCAGTAACAAGCGGATGTGCTGTGCTGAAAAGAGCCACATCATCACCTGACTTGAAAGTAGTGGAGAAACCATTATTTAGCGGATAAGCCGCCTTTACCTGCTTCGTGTACGCCATCGCCCTTGCCAGCGCCTTGGTATATCTACCAGAAACAGAAACATAGAGATTATCCTCCATTGCCTCTTCCGTGATAGAAAAACCTAAAGCGATAGTTTCGTGCGTGTAACGTGCAACAAAGGACTCCTGCGCCGTATCGTATTCGATAGCGGAGCCTTCATCCTTTACCGGTGCCGCGCCAAAACCTGACAGTTTCAGTTCCTCTTCGAATGAACGCTCGGAATTCTCAGAAGAGTAAATTTCCGTGTGTTCATTTTCGTATCGAGCATAACTATCTCCAAACAAGGCATTTAAGCCCGGAAGGAGTTGTTTAAGCTCATTAGCTCTTGATATAGCAGCCATGATTTACCCCTTACTAGCCTACGCCAGTTGCATTGAGCAATTGATGCCCTACATTAAACATAACCAACACATCCGTGTAAGCATCACCAACCGCGCTGTCAGGACCATCGATAAAATCGATAATCTTTACAGGCAATGTATTGGTGGTTGCAACAGTAGATATGTCAACCGAATTTTTACTCGTACCGATAGCCGTAGAGCCAGCGGTCTGCACAACAGCACAATTCTTGCCAAGGTCATCTTGGTCAGCAGCGCCATCGCATTGCATACGCATGATCAGGTACGGGTCAGAAGCAACATACGCCACAATATCATCCGCAGCCGTTGAGGCTGGGAAATACTGGTTAGGCGTGAATTGCTTCGTGGTCGGATCGGTATATGCACATCCAACAAAAATCCCAATCGGAGTCAACGCAGTTGTCCCCGTATCTTTCTGTATGGTCGTATTGGGATTATCATCGCCCCACTTCACAAAATCGCCAAAGAAAATACTTGACCCGTAGGCGTTTTTGATTTTGTAGTGCGTGATCTTGTTATTAAATGCACAAGATACCAGCGATCCAGTAGGTCTCGCTCCGTGTGGAGCAGCTGAAGCAGCCATAGTATCTCTCCAAAAAAATTAAACAGAATGCGACTTCACGAGTCGCGCCCGAAAGAGGTTCTCGATTTGCGCTCAAAGACTTGCTTTGTCGCCATACGGGAATCCTGATTCTTAAAGTAAACATTGTCCACAGAGTCCATCTGTTGTTGAGCCATTTTGCTAAAATACTCATCACGGGCTTTCGCCCTTTCTTCAGGCATCTTGCACAATAATAACCCACCTATTTCCACATGGCCCTTCATCGCCCAGTCAGATTTATGGTCCATCATATGCATCTGGAGTTCAGGATGATCCTCAAGCTTACAAGGCTTCCATCCCTCCCGAAATCTTTTGGACACATTCGTAACATCAGTTTCTCCAGTAACACTGGTTCTGATATAACGAAAAACCCATCCCGGTTGTGGTGTAGGGTCAGGCAAATTAGATGGATTTTCCCAACTTTCATATCGCTGGGTAGCCTCCCGGCTTTCTGAACCCCTCGGGGTGCGCTCTTCCTGCTCTTCAGGCAAACTTTCAGTCAAAAGCTCTTTCTCGATATTATCTACCGTTTGATCCTGCTCAGACATACAAGTTATCTCCTCAAAAGCTCCTTCGCATACTGTTCAGGCGTTATCCCAAGTTGGCGAGCTAGTCTAACTTGGCTACCTTCCAGTTTTATTTCACGAGTAGCTTTCCCGCTATTCCTCGTGGCTGGTGCAACAACACTCGATGGTTGCCGCCTCTCAGGCTGCGCTTCCACGACAGCCTCAGATGTTGATTGTATACCATAAAATGATGGAAATTGCGCTTTCATCATAGTATCGACTTCTTTGTAGTAACGATCTGGCTCCTTGGCAGGATCAACTCCAGACCCCTGAAGGTGCTGGTCAACCCACATTGAATAGGCAGTCATCTCCCTCTGGAAGGGTTCTGATCCCATAAACCAAGGGTTCCTGTTCGCCCATTGCTGCATATCAGGATCAGGCTGCGCCTGCTCTTCTGGCTGAGGCTGGGGCTGATTCGAAAACTGCTGTGCTACGTTATGTTGTAATTGCTGCGCATAATTAGGAGACTGCTGCTCTGCCAGAGTAGCCTTTGACAGCTGCTCCTGAGCCTTACTCATGGCATCCGCGTCCCCGTCATCATAAGCTTTCTTGAACTGGGCCTGCGCACTATGCTTGGCCCATTGCGCATTATTCAGTGCCTGTTTATTCAAGGCTTCGGAACCCGAAGTCAGCATTGCCTGAAGGCGCTGGTTATCAGACATGAGAGCCTTCATCTGTCTGGCAGCTTCGTTACGTTCCTGCTTTATAGATTCTTTTTCCCTCTGCTCCTGACTGTACTGGTATTTAAGGTGGGAAATACGATCCCCTGCACGTTGGCTGAGTTCAGATATTTCGTTATCCACCTCAGAAGGATCATGTTCACTGGAAGAAGATTTTTTTTCTGGAATCTCTGGAGAATCCTCCACAACCTCTATGCTCAGGTTGTCACCAGAGACGGTATCCGTAATTTCCGTTTTTACCCCAAAAAACTTTTCTTCTTCGGATTGTCTTGGAATCTCTGCCTCAACTTTATTTTCTTCACTCATGTCCTGACCACTCCTGTCGGGTCTTCAACCACCGCTTCCACGGTATCATCGTTGATAAGCCTGAACTCTTTCCCGTACATTTTGATTCTGGTTCCAGAATATGACCTGAAAACCACCCAATCCCCTTTCTTGCACCAAGGCCCAGAAGGAAACCTCGCGGAATCATTGTAGCAATCTGGCCCAAGATCAAGCACATAAGCGCAGATATTGCTGACTTCCTCGTCCCTGATCGTTTGTTTAGCCTTAACAATGCCACCTTCGGTCTTCTCTTCCGCATCTGGCATAACAACCAGTATCCTCCATCCCTTAGGGTTTGGAAGCTGGCTTTTTGTATCCAGTTCCCGAACTGGACTCTTAACCGTCTGATTCAATGAATTTACCTACCCATTCAAACATCTCTCTTTCGGCAAGAGAAAGACCTTCCACAATTCCTACCATTTTCTGGTATTCACCAAAATCCTTGCAGCTGCCCCCAGAAAGATGATCGGTATGCTCACTCTTCATCTCTGAGAACCGTCTTTTCAAAAAGTCAGAAAGTGATTGCTCTTTGAAATCATTCCTCATTAGTTTTGTTATCTTTAGCTACCTGTATCCCAATGTCAACACCTTTTCTGTAATCCTCTCTGGCCTCTTTATCCTTTTGTTTTTTCTCTTCTAGCAAATCGCTAGCAATTTTCTGCCCTATACTGGCCCCAGCAATCCTCTCCTGAGAATCAATCCTCTTGTTTTCCACTGCATCCTTGGCCGCAGCCTTTTGTGCTTCAAGCTGAATTTTTGCCTGATCACTCTGCGCCTTACGCTGCACTTCGGATTCCTTGATCTGAAGTTCCTTCTGCTTGGCCTGTATCAACGGGTCTTCCTGCTGTTCCTGAATTCTCTGCTGTTCCGCCTTCGCTGCATTCGTTGCAGCTACCCGGGTCGCTGCCTGCGCAACCAGAGCAGAAATACGCTTCTCCACATCGGGCGGCAGAGGCTCCCCTACAGGCGGAAGCTGGGTCCCCATTTCCTGCTCGACCTGCTCCCTGAACTGCAGGGCAAGATGTTCCGTAATATAGGCAGAAGCCGTCATCATTATCATCTGTGCATTCGGGGCCTGTTCCAGTTTCTGTGTAATATTCGGGTCCTGTTGCGCAGATGTAACGGTCTGTATGTGTGCTTCATGGTCTTGGAATTCAAAAGCTTTTACTGGAACTCCATTCAGGAGGTTCTGAACAGCCGTCACTGGATCAACAGGAGGGACATCATTCTTATCTGGAATAATATCTTCTGCATCCCTGATACCGAGTACATCGAGCATCTGCCTGTGCAGTTTGGGAAGGTCATACATCTGTGGTGACTGGGAGGCCAGTTGCAGAGCCGCCTGATACTGCATGATCCTCTGCGCCATCGTGGCGGCATTCGGGTCAGAAACAGGAAGAACATCGATCCTTTCATCGAAATCTTCCATCTTGACCGCTTCTTCCTCTTCAACTTCGTAGGGATAGCTTGCATCCGTGAAATCCTTGACGATAGTGACCAGAATCCCAAATTCCTTGCGCATGGATGCGTGTAACCTAGCCTGTACCGCACTCATTACCTTCATGTTCCTCTCAAGAAGGGCCAGAGTCGTACCCACTGGGGCCTGATTATTCATATCTGAAACCTTCAGGTCAGTAATGCTTGCAAAACGCCTCCCCTCTTCTACGATATTTCCCAGTAACTGGTACAGGGTTGCGCTCGGCTCCTTGTAGGGAAGGAAGGTGATATTGTCCCGAATAACCCCGCCCGGCACATCCACATCACGGAACTCGCCCGGCATGATTGGCGTGTCATCGCCCTTGATACGCAATCCACGCGCCTTGAGGCCACCCGGTAAATTGGAAAGAGTCCCCGCATCCACGAGTTGCCTGAGAAGACTGGTTGCAGACTTTGACAGGCCGCCAACAAGATGGACCAGACCTAGCCCGTAGAATCCCAGACCGGGCAGGTACTGGTAATGGACAAAGTGCATCCTGCGTAATTTTTTAGGGTCATCCTCATAATAATTCCTTCGGATGCTGAGTATGACTCCAGACGGATAGTCCAGAGTAACTGCATAGGGCAACGCAATCCCAGTAGGCTCACCGTTTTCGGAGGTATCTTCAAACCCGACCAGATCAAGGTCTACCTGCATTTCAAGTAATTCATGGCGGTTGTCGTAATTAAATACATCCATTTCGCCAGTCATCTGGTCATATTTCTCCGTGATATCGCTTGAACTGGGTGTTGCGTCTGGAAGTTCCACATCCCTGTAAAAGCCGCTAACCTGCATCTTCCTGATGTCATTGGTCGATTTTTTCATTACATGGGAGGCTCTCTCACAGGTCTCAAGGTCACTGGCCCCGTAATTCACCACCACATCCTCAGCAGGTACAAAAATACCGCACGGCCTTCCAAGGTTATGATCGTAGTATATTTTCCTGAAAGCAGACCCTGCCAGAGGAAGTGAGAAAAGCATCTTCTCGGTCTCTGACCGATATTCAACCATCTCATGGGTGAGAAGGTAGTTCAGGTAATTCTTGACTCTTTCACCCTGAGATTCTTTCTCGTCTGTTATTTTTCCTACAATCTTGATCCTGACTGGTCCCTGAGCGGGAAAGATTTCAGAAATCGCCTGTGACTGGAACCGAACCACTGCCTCACTCAGCATGGGATGGAAGACCCCGCAAGCGCCAGCCCAAGGTGCTGTCCTTTCCTCGATCTTCAGCCCAAGCTGGTCAAGTCCCTTGATATAGGCTTCTTCCCATTCAGCGCGTGATTCCTTATCCGATTTAAATGACTGGACAAGTTCAGAGCCTATTCTCTGAAGTTCATCATCTTCAATAAAATCAACAAGATTGGAATTAAAATCCTGATCCGTTGTCTCTTTTCGGTTAGGATCAAAATCAATAATCATCCCCCCGTCTTCCGTATCAATGGATACGGACTCTGGGTTCTCTATCGCGATAGAGAGTGCCTCTTCTGGTTCCTGCTCCACAAGACCCTCAATAGGTGTTGCTGGGTTTCGTTCTATAGCCATAGATAACTCCATTTCTCCTAATAATAATCCGCTATCCTGTTCGGCTCCATCGGCTCATCTTCCTCGTCAGATGACAGGGAAACAAAACCTCCCTGCCTGAACCTGAGCAACGCCTGAGTACTGCTGTCCACCAGATCATCATGCTGCATATTCGGAAATCCAGCAAATTCCTCCACCACTTCTTCGGCCCATCTAGTCTTTGGACACCAGACCACCCCAGAAAAGAACAGGTCAGCAACCGCATTAACCCTCGCAATCTTGTCATTTCCACGGCTAGGCGTGTATTCAGATACGGGAATACCGATCTGCCTCAACTCGAAAATGAGCGGAGTACCTGCAGCTTTCGCTTCCACAATGAAAGCATCTGGCTTGTAGGCCCTGTACTTTTCCATTGCAGTCTTCTTCAGGTCTGGAAATTCAAGCCTTTCCTTGTAGGCATCAAGCAGGATCAGGTTTGGGGCCATTGTCCCCTCATCCTTGTTTTCTAGGTAGAAAACCCCCCATGTAGTACAGGCAGAATAATCAGCCCTCTCTGTTTTCAGGAAGGCAGTATCCCATGACTGGATAACAAACTCGCATTTCGGGGGATCGATCCCGCTCCATTCCTTCCACCACTCCCGTTTTACGAGAGCGCCTTCTTCAGATGTCGGGTTCTGCTGATACTGGGCAGACCATTTTGAGGTAGGCAGTTCAGAGCGTAACGCCTCAAGCTCCTCCAGTTTCCAGAATTCTTCCCAAAGGGGCCTGCCTGATGGTAAAATAGCTGGTAATTCAACCACTTCCCACTGATCGGAGCCTCCTCTTTTGACGCTAGCATCGACCACTTCACCTGTAAGGTCTTTCTCGTGCCACCGCGTCATCACGACTACTATGGCCCCGCCGGGCTGGAGCCTCTGCCTCGGCCCAGAGGTATACCACTCATAAGTACGCTGGAAAACATTGAAGTCTGCGCTAGCGCCTTCCTGCTCCGAATGCGGGTCATCGATAATCAGCAGGTCTGCGCCCTTACCCGTTACCGCACCGCCCACACCGATGGCGAAATACTCCCCTCCACGGTTCGTATTCCACCTGCCTGCAGCCTTGGAGTCGGCCTGAAGGCTGGTTTTGGGGAAAATCTTTTTAAAATCAGCACTATTGACCAGATTCCTGACCTTTCTGCCGAACCCCACAGCAAGTTCAGCAGTATGGGCAGTCTGAATAATCTTCTTTTCGGGGAATCTTCCGAGAAACCAAGCAGGAAGAAGGTAGGAAGCAAACTCAGACTTGGTATGCCTAGGCGGCATATTGATAATAAGCCTCTTCAAGTCCCCTTTTGCAACCCTTTCAAAGGCTTCGGCCATGATCGAGTGATGAGCACCTTCGATAAAGGCAGACCACATCTCTTTCACAAAGGGCATGAAGTTCTGTCCGCAGGCTTGTCTCGCCCTAGCGTCCTGTAATTCATCCAGCAGGACCAGAATTTCCTGCTTTTGCTCGATGGAAGCGTTTTGTAACTGGGTTAGTGCA